TGTTTATGATGGTATACCTGTTATAGGTGACTTTAAAACAAGTCGTAAAGTTAAAAAGAAAGAGTGGATTGAAGACTATTTTGTTCAATGTGCCGCTTATGCCCTAGCACACAATGAAGCATATAACACAGATATACAAGCAGGGCTAATATTAATAGTATCACATTCAGGCGAATATCAACAATTTTTAGTCAAAAATGACGAATTTAAAAAATATACAGATATGTGGCTTAACAAAGTAGAAGCTTTTTACAAAGCTACTAAATAGTATTATATTTAGGAATAGAGATTATGGCAACAACTTATGTTAGATTAAAAAATCGTAGAGGTAATAGAACAGATCTACCAGAACCTTTAGCAGAAGGTGAGATAGGTTTAGCTCTAGACACACGAGAACTATACATTGGTACTGGAAATCAAGATGAACGTAATAGAATGGTTCAAGTTGATTCTTTTTTAAATGCACAGGCACAAACTCAATCATTAATTGATACTAGATTAGTGATGTTCAAACTTGCAAATACTGATTCATTTAAAGGTGATGGTACAACGGCAAGTTCAACAACACTAAATGGTAGTTTGATGTCTAAGCCAGCAACTAAGACAACACCAATTAATGCAGAAGATATTGTTGTTACAAAATTTGATATTAATAATAGACCAACTACAGTTGAAAACTCACAGTATAGTATTTCAGTTGGCTCAGGAATTTTAATTACATTTATAGCAGGTGCTATACCAGAAAATAATTCTACTCTAGTAGTTTCAAAATGGAAAGTTTCAGAAATTGTTACAGCCATTGAAACAGCACTTCCAAATTTAGATACAGTACAAACGTCAGCAACAAATATGTTGTATATTGATCTAACAACAGGCACAGGCTTTGTTGATATTGCAACTTCAGGATATACACAAACACAGGTTAAAACAGCCTTAGATGCATTAGGGTCAATTGATACTTCAAACACCAATGCAAATTTAAATATTTTAGGTAATATTAGTCAACTTAGTTTTTCATCTAGACAAGTTTCAATTGATGGAACATTATTATCAACGATGGACTCTCCAGGACAGGCAAAAATACTATCAACTTTTTTAAACAAAGCACTTGGAACACCATCAGTATCAGTTGCAAGTAATATTAAAATTTATACACAAGATTCAAGACCAGAGTTTGATGCTAATCAATATATTGGTAACAATGCATTATTAAAAAATACTCTAGTTAAAAATACATCAGCAAATGTTTTTACATTTAAGGTAGCTGATGTCAATACTATATCATTAGATTATTCATTAAAGTTTGGATCAGCCTATGCAGTTGGTAGATTACAAATTATTTCCGATGGATCTAATGTACATTATGTCGATGATAGAACTGAAACAGCAGATACGTCCAAAATTACATTTACTACACCGTCAGTAAGCGGTGGAAACATGGCTTTACTGTACGGAAACAGCAGTACAACTACTGACTGTAATATGTCCTACCTATTAAAACGTTGGTTAACATCTTAACACTTCTAAAATAAATACAACTTTGCATTAGTTGTCCACATTAAGATAAAAAACACTTTTTTTTACTATTGACAATTTGCAATTTATCTCTTACTATTAATGAATGTTAAGAGAACAATTAAAACAAAAAACAAAACATGACTTCGGAGTAGAGATGACAACAGAACAAGAATTATTGATCGTAAAAAGAGACGGTCACACAGAATCATTAGACCTAAATAAAATACATAAGATGACAGAAGCGGCCTGTGATGGATTATCTGGTACGTCAGCATCTGAAGTTGAAATGAATTCAGGTCTACAATTTTCAAATAAAATGACAACGGTAGAAATTCAAGATATATTAATTAAGTCAGCAAATGATTTGATATCACTAAACACACCAAACTATCAATATGTTGCGGCAAGACTATTATTATATTCTCTACGTAAGCACGTATTTGGAAAACATACTGCGGCAGAGGCTCATATGCCTTTGAGATTTTTTGTTGGTACAAATGTTGAACGTGGAGTATATGATCGATCTATTTTATCAAAATATTCTGATGATGAATGGAAGAGATTAGATTCTTATATTAAACATGATAGAGATTTAAATTTTACATATGCAGGTTTACGACAAGTTGTAGACAAGTATCTTGTACAAGATAGAAGCTCTACTGACATCTACGAAACACCACAATATATGTACATGATGATTGCGGCAACATTGTTTGCAGATTATCCAACACAACAAAGATTACAAATTATTAAAAAATATTACAATGCTATTTCTATGTTTAAGATAAACATACCTACTCCTGTAATGGCTGGAGTAAGAACACCAGTAAGACAATTTGCTTCTTGTGTTTTAGTTGATAGCGATGATACATTAGATTCAATTTTTGCATCAGACATGGCAATAGGAAAATATACGGCACAAAGAGCTGGTATTGGAATTAACGCAGGACGTATTAGAGGACTTAATTCTAAAATACGTGGAGGTGAAATTGCACACACTGGTGTTGTACCATTCCTTAAAAAGTTTGAAGCAACTGTTAGAAGTTGTACACAAAATGGAGTACGTGGTGGTTGTGCTACAGTACACTTTCCAATTTGGCATCAAGAAATTGAAGATATTATTGTATTAAAAAATAATAAAGGTACAGAAGACAATAGAGTAAGAAAATTAGATTATTCAATTCAGCTTTCTAAATTATTTTATGAAAGATTTATTAAGAGTGAAATAATCAGTTTATTCTCACCGCATGATGTTCCTGGTTTATTTGATGCATTTGGTACACCAAAGTTTGATAAAATGTACAAAGACTTTGAAAAAGATTCATCTGTTCCTAGAAAAGAAATTCCAGCTCAAGAATTGTTTAACAGTTTGTTAAAAGAAAGAGCTGAAACAGGTAGAATTTATATTATGAATATTGATCATGTAAACACACATAGTTCATTCTTAGATAAAGTTTCTATGTCAAACCTATGTCAGGAAATTACATTACCAACATCACCAATTCAACATATTGATGGAGATGGAGAAATAGCACTTTGTATTCTTTCTGCCATTAACGTTGGTACATTAAAAGATTTAGATGAGTTAGAAGAATTATGTGATTTGGCTGTTAGAGCTTTGGATGAAATTATTGATTATCAAAAGTATCCTATTAAAGCGGCAGAGATTAGCACAAAAGCAAGACGTTCATTAGGCGTAGGATATATTGGACTAGCACATTATCTAGCTAAAAAACAAGTTGGTTATCATGATAAAGACGCATTAAAATATGTTCATGAACTATCTGAAGCATTTCAGTTTAATCTAATACAAGCATCAATGAATCTTGCTAAAGAAAAAGGTAAATGTGAGTATTTTCACAGAACAAAATATTCATTAGGAGAGTTACCAATTGATCATTACAAAGAAGATTTAGATGAAGTATGTTCTACAAAGTTAAAAATGAAATGGGAAAAATTAAGAAAAGAAATTGCTGAACATGGAATGAGAAATTCAACATTATCAGCACAAATGCCATCGGAAAGTTCTTCAGTTGTTAGTAATGCAACTAACGGAATTGAACCACCACGTGGATTTTTATCAGTTAAAAAGAGTAAAAAAGGACCATTAAAACAAATTGTTCCTGATTATTTAAAACTAAAAAACTTTTATACTTTACTTTGGGATATGCCAAGCAATGATGGATACATTAAAATTGTATCAGTTATGCAAAAATTCTTTGATCAAGCTATATCTGGTAACTGGTCATACAATCCAACACATTTTGATAACAATGAAGTACCAATGAGTGTAATTTTTAAAGACTTATTAACAACTTACAAGTTAGGTTGGAAAACATCATATTATCAAAATACATATGATTTTAAAACAGATACTTCGGTAGAAGTTGAAGTAGAGCCAATTCAGAATGCGGCACAGGACCTGGATCCAGAAAATCCAGTAGTAGAAACCCAACCTAAAAAAGTAACAAGTAGCGAAGATCTTACAGCAGAAGATTCTTCTTGCGAAGCTTGTGAAATTTAAGTATAATAATAAGTAGTAGCATGAAAACAGTATTCAACAGAGAAGATATCGATTTTACTAAAGAACCAATGTTCTTTGGACAGGATCAAAATATACAAAGGTACGATATATTCAAATATCCACAGTTTGATAAATTAAATCAAACAATGTTAGGATATTTTTGGAGACCAGAAGAAGTGTCTTTACAAAAAGATAGAGGAGATTATGCAAGTTTCCGTCCGGAGCAAAAACACATATTCACTGCTAACCTAAAATATCAAACACTATTAGATAGTGTACAAGGTAGAGGACCAAGTTTAGCTTTTTTACCTTATGTTTCAAATCCAGAATTAGAAGGTTGTATTATTACTTGGGATTTCTTTGAAACAATTCACTCAAGATCTTATACACACATTATGAAAAATGTTTATCCAGATCCAAGTGAAGTGTTTGATACTATTTTAGATGATAAAGAAATTTTAAAAAGAGCAGTATCAGTTACAAAACACTACGACCTGTTTAGTACAATGGCTACAGATTTAATATATAAGAAAAAAGGTACATTGTATGATGTTAAAAAACAATTATATATGGCAATACAAAATGTTAATCTTTTAGAAGGTTTACGATTTTATGTTTCGTTTGCTTGTACATTCGCATTTGGTGAACTTAAACTTATGGAAGGTTCAGCAAAAATAATTTCATTAATTGCTAGAGACGAGTCTCAGCATTTAGCACTTACAACACATATCATTAAAAATTGGCAAACTGGCGATGACAAAGACTTTGTTAAAATCCAAAAAGAATGCAAAGACGATGTTTACCAAATGTACAAAGATTGTGTTGAAGAAGAAAAAGCATGGGCAAAGCATTTAATGAAAGACGGAACACTAATTGGTCTTAACGAAAAACTACTTCACAGATATGTTGAATTTATTGCTAACAAAAGATTAAAAGCAATAGGCTTTGATCCAATATTTGAACAACCAGTAACTCAAAATCCATTACCATGGACACAGCATTGGTTATCAAGTTCAGGATTGCAAGTTGCACCGCAGGAAACTGAAGTTGAAAGTTATATTATTGGTGGAGTAAAACAAGACGTAAACGATAAAACATTTGAAGGATTTAAACTATGATCGTAAACAAATATAAAAAAGATGATATCATAACATTAAAACTTGTATCAAGTGAAGAAGTTATCACTAAAGTAGTTGAAGCTGATAACGATTCATTTACAGTTTCAAAACCAATGATGCTAATTCATACACCAAAAGGTGTAGCTATGAGTCAGTTCTTAATGATGCAGGACATTAATGATACAATAGTATTACCAATGAGCCAAGTAGTTGCAGTTACAAAAGCAAATTCAGTAGCATCATCACAGTACTCTCAAACAATTTCAAGTGTTAAAGTACCAACACCTGAAGAGAAATCATCAATCATACAAAGCTAAAAGTTACTGTTAAATAACAGTACATGGATACTGTTAACAATAAATTTTCTTGCTTTTACCCTTTTCGCTCAGTAGATGTTATGGCTGATTCGTCCATAACTCCTTGCTGTACTTTTGATATAGATGCAGATAGTGGCTGTGGTCCTAGACCAAATGTTGAT